TATCAATACTGTGTTCACTACTGGTGTGGGTGAGTACTTTATGAAGTCAAAAGGGGGCCCTTCGGGTTCAGGTAACACAGGGCCCGACAACACCTTCATACTGTACTCGCTCCTAGCAGCTACGTACTATTTGACCACAGGTCGTCAGTACGCTCAGTTTGACAGGGACGTTGCCTTGGCCATTTATGGCGATGACAACACGTTCACTGTGAATCCTGAGGTGATGCACTTGTTCAATGGATATTCTGTGAAGGAATTTGGAGAGAAGGCCGGCATTGAGGTGAAGGATGTTAATCTGGAACCTAGGCCGGTCTTAGAGCTGGATTTCCTGAAAAAGAACTTTGTCAAGATCGGGCGTGTCATCGTGTTTATACCTGTCTCCCCGGACAAACATGTTGCCTCACTGGCACTCCGCATGCTAGACCCATCCCCCGCGGGACGTTTGGGCCGCGCGTGTGCAGTGCGTCAGTTGGTGACATTTGCGTCCCGGGAGTTCTATTTGATAGACACGTGGTGCCAGAAGTTGATCAAAGAACATGACGCTGGTTTGTCTGGTAATGAGTCATGGGCTGGAGCATTAGCTCAGTATTTGCCTCTGCCCATACTCATCGCACATTTCCTCAGACCCATGGAGTCGTTCTCGCACACACCCAACAGCTTGCTGCTTGCGTTGTGCCAGAGTGACACCTCGGTGGTCGCTGTGGAAGGTCACCCTCACACCGTTGAGGAGATGCACGTGCCAGCCGGTGCCCAGGCTCCACCTGGAGGCACTGGCTTCCACCTCTCCACTCCTACACGCTGTGCGGGGGAATCTGCAAACTCCGACCCTGTTGTGGAGTCTAACGCTCCCACCACAGGTGAATTTGAGAAGGCCGACGGGACTTTAAAAATCAAAGAAATGACGAACGAACCAAACAAACAACAGCTTACTAAGTCGCAGAGGAAAAACGCAGCCAAACGCGCGCGGGCAAAGGGCACTACCAAGGTGGGTCGTCCTATATATACCGCATACCTCAAGGGGAAGAGGCAAATGAATATCATGCTCACGAGTTTTCCAGGCCTAGACCAGAGTGCAGGTTCCTGGATGGTTCACTCCCTGAGACTCAAGTACATAGATTCGCAACCGGCTCCGGAAGGCCTGGTTACGTTACAGTGTGGTGGAAAGATGGTTGTGGACCAGGCGGGGAAATCGCCCCAGTTGTGGATCACGACACCTTCAATGCGAATAGCTTCTGATGCGCCTGCGTCCGTGATTGTGGTAGGCAAGGCGCATGAGAAGGATTTCGTAGTGGAGGTGTCGATAACTGCAACAACATATCCCATGTAAGTAAACCGCCCCCACTCTCTGGAATGATGTAAGACCAAACCACTTTGACGATTGACCCTTGAGCAACCGGGATATTGGATGGGTCTGCGCCGGTATGTCATGCCGTACCACTTGGATATCCCCATGACACAGCGTAAGCCGGGAATGTCATGGCGACACTCATCTGTTATGCATGATACAGTGCAACCCTATACACCTACGGACCCACGCTTGAGGTGAAGATTACATAGTGGAGTGGTAAGAACATTCTTAGAGGACTGTTAT